CATTTAATGCTTCCTTGATTGCTTCTACATTTGCATCAATACGTGCAATCATTACGTCATTCTCATGTACATCATCAGCTAGTCTTGCTGTACTGTTTTTTACATCAGCTATCTCAGCCCTGTTATACTGTATGTCTGATACCATACTGGACACTGCCCACACTACAGCAGCACCCTGTGCTAGTAATGCTCCTGCTATTGTTACTAATGTCCAGTTTATATCCACTAGCTAGGCTCCGTAGGCCAATCATCAGCCTGTAAATTGGGCCAGTTGGCATGTGTAGTAATATCACGCAGGGCGGTGCGGTAAGTTATCCATGCAGAAGGTACAGAGCCACCAGCTTCTAATGCTTTAGTTACTACCCAATCACATGCAGATAGTTTAAGATCACGTTGAGAACGTACATTTGCTTTAAGTTCTGCTGTACGTTCAGCTAAATCTTCATCCGTCAGAGGGATTACTCGTTTAATGTGAACAACGTTATCTTGTAAATACGGCTCGGTAGTTACAATTTTTTCAGAAGTGTCGTTGCAAGTATAGTCTTTTTTAACAACAGCACAACTGTTTGCAATCAACCATTCTTTATTTGGCCCACTAGCAGGAAAAGATATTTTAGGAAACAAAGAACGATGTTCACCTACCTCTAAAATATTGTTATTGTCTAATTTAGCTATTTTCATTTTAAAATCCTTATCATGCCACAACAAACCTTATATATCCACCTTGACCATCAGTGCCACTACCATCGCCCCCCCGTCCATAGCCACTAGGAGGGCTACTAGCTCCAGCCTGTCCACTTCCTGCAGTAGTTGTTCCATTAGATACACCGCCTATGTAACCAGAGCCGCCACCGCCAGCCCCCGGTCCAGAGTTGATGCCGCCACCCCCTCCATAGTAACCGCCACCACCACCTGAACCTGCACTAGTGCCAGTGCCACCTTGCAGTTGCCCACTACCAGAACCATTACTACCACCTGCTGATTGAGTGCCGCCCGTTCCTGCTCTACCTGTATTAGAGCCAGCACCACCTGATGAACCGCCACCTACACCGCCAGTACCGGGGTCTTGTGAGCCACCGCCGCCAGCACCAGCAATAATTATTGCATTGCTATGAGATACTGAGCTAGTAAAAAGACCAGTATAGCCACCACCACCGCCTGATCCATTTTGGCCATGCCCTGATTGACTACCACCACCGCCACCAAAAGCTGTACTTGCAGCACCAGTGCTTCTGCCATCACCTCCTTGGCCTACAATTACTTTGTAATTTGTTCCTGCAGAAAGAGTAACAGTTCCTGTAGATGAACCTCCCCCTCCACCATATCCACCTCGCGCACTTGCACCACCACCAGCGCCCCAAGCTGTAACAGTAAAAGTAGTATCGGCAGTAACAGTTATTGTTCGTTCAGAGCCTGTGTAAGTGATATTAAACGTAGCCCCAGACTCTGCTGCTCCTTGACTACTTCCATCAATTAAAAACTCTCCACTACCACCACCAGCAGCACCCAAAAAGACTTTATGAAAGGAATTAACCAATGGCTGTACCTCCAAGGAAACCATAATAAGTAGTGCCGCCATCCCTAGTTATAAAGCCATATGCCTGTACTTCATTATTACCTGCAGCATCAGGGGCTGAACCCCCTGCCCAATCCACTGAACCGGGCCAAGTTAATGTAACAGCAGTACTGTGCTGAGTTACTATAAGAGTAAAGGCAAATGAAGTTCCACTGGTAGGTGGATTAGTAAATGCAAACGTAGTGTTTTGATCCATAGTAACTGCAAAGTGATTAGCTGTAGATAAATCACAGGTTACTGTAGATGCTGCACTCTTTGATACATATGTTTCTTGGTATGTCAAAGGCTTCAGTGAGCCTGTCATGGTTACGGAAGTAGTACCTGTAGGTATCTCAATTACGTCTGCGTCTGCATCATTTTTAATGGTTACATCGTTAGTGCTACCCTGTCCTGTAAGAATAAGACCTTCTGCTGCTGTGTAGCCTACTGCTGCGTTATCACCTGCTGCTGTGTCTCCTGCTGGCTCTACTGTGCCTGATGCAACTACATCGCCTGTAATTGCCACCCCAGTGTTAGTGGTGGCGAGTTTTAAATTACCGTTGAAATGCAAACTTACGTCACCATCATCAGCAATGATAATCCCGTTTTCACCAGCCTTTGCTTCAAGGACAATATTACCGCCATCATCATCATCTACGTTTGAGCGTATGTAAATATTGCCTGTATTATTATCTATGTAGCTGTGAGTTGCGTTATGATAAATCTGTAGGTCAGACCCAGCACCAAACATTGCTTTAGCATTGTCAGGAAACAAAATATCATCAGTACCTGTAGGTACAGTAAACACCACAGCATCTGCGTCATTCTTCAGTGTAATATCTGAGGTAGAACCCTGACCTGTAAGGATTAAGCCCTCTGCTGCAGTGTAACCAATAGCAGCATTATCACCAGCCGCCGTGTCACCAGCAGGTTCTACTGTGCCTGTAGCAATCACGTTGCCTGCTACTGATACGCCACCAGATGCTGTAGATAGTTTTGATGTACCGTTATGAAAAAGTTGGACATCACCATCATCGTTTCCACTTACCATTACGTTTGAATATTGTTTTGATTTTATGGAAAAAGAGTTACTTGCTTGAATTATAAGACTGCCCGTACCTGAATCATCAATGTAACTATTAGACCCATCGTGATAAATTTGTAGGTCAGACCCAGCACCAAACATTGCTTTAGCATTATCAGGAAATAGAATATCGTCAGTACCTGTAGGTACAGTAAATACCACAGCATCAGCATCGTTTTTTAATGTAATATCAGAAGTACTGCCTTGACCAGTAAGGATTAAACCTTCAGCAGCCGTGTAACCAATAGCAGCATTATCACCTGCTGCAGTGTCACCATCTGGCTCAAAGGTAGCTGCTGTGGCTACACCTGTAACATCAACAGATGCTAGTACAGAGTTACCTGCAACAGTAAGAGTAGATGACATATCAACAGCACCGTCAATATCTACCACATCAAGATTAGCTGTACCCTCTACGTCTAAGTCTGTACCAACAAACAACTTCTTAGCTACACCAACACCACCGTCAACAATCAAAGCACCTGAAGTTGAGCTAGTTGAGTCAGTAACAAGGTTTAAATTGACAACACCACTTGTATCAAGAGTTGTTACAGTTGCAGCAGCAGCAGTGCCAGAACCAAGAATACCATCTAATGTACCAGTAAATCCAGTAGCTGTTATTTGATCAGTTGCAGTAATACCATCAACAAACAAATTAGCCCAACGAACACTGGTTGTACCAAGATCATCAGTACTGTCTGTGTCAGAAACAATGTTTGAACCACTTGTGATTCCACCAGTTGCTACCTGTGTAGCTGTAGTAGTCAACACACCAGTAACTAAGGCAGTAGTAGCCATATTTACTGCACCATCAATGTCCACTATATCAAGGTTAGCTGTACCAGCTACATCAATATCACCACTAATGTCTAACTCAGTACCTATTAATGTTTGTGTAAGAGTAACCTGCCCATTAGAAGCAATAGTAATAGCATCTACATCAGATGCAGAACCAATGGTCTTACCGTCACCAATAATAATGTCATCAGTAAATGTAGCAATGCCAGTTACACCCAAAGTCCCAGCTACAGTAGCATTAACATCAACGTCTAGTGTGTCTATGTGTGCTGTACCATCCAAGTACAAGTCACGCCATTCTTGACTAGCTGAACCTAAATCGTATGTATCATCTGTGTTAGGAATAATACTAGAGTTTACGTCAGCACCAAACACAACATTGTCAGTGGCTGCATCACCCATTGTAATTGTACCACCATTAAAGGTAGTAGTACCAGTTACTGTAAGATTACCACCAACACCTAAGTTACCTGATATATCAGCAGCACCATTAATATCTATAGTAGTAGCAGCAATCTGTACTTCTGTGTCTGCTACAATGTCAAGCTGACCGTCAACACTAGAATTAAGATAGATGCCAGTATCACGAAACTGAATCTTTTCTGTTGACGCAATAAGTAAATCATCAGAAAACTCAAAGTAATCCTCATCCTCCATCCACTTTAATACACCATCATTACTCTCACCATCAAAGGTTACTGTAATGTCTGTACCTGCAGTAGCATTACCTATTGTAATTGATGTACCTAACAGAGATGTAATAGGTCCACCTTCTGCTGTAGTACCGTCATGTGTGTGTCCTGTACTTGCAGCAAATGCAGCTAGAAGCTGGTCAAATTCATCATTAGTGTGATCTGCCGTAATGGTATCGCCATCTGCGTATGTTGACTGTCTTGTATATGTAGCACCCATTTAACGTCTTGCTCCTAATTGATATTCTAACTGAAACCCTTTAAGTGAGTAGGGGTTGGTTACTCCGTCATCTTCTACTTTTAATGTTACAGAAAAACCTGAACCTTCTACAGACTGTCTTACAAGTGGTTCTGCTCCACCACCATAAAGAAATTGAGTTGTGCTAGAAGTTGTACTATATACTGCACTACCGTATGCAGCAGCTAATTGGCTGGTATCAAATGGATATACAGCAGGTCTTGCAGAATTTCTATCTTCGTTATCATAACGTACAAACAAGTCAGCGTCAATAGTGCCTTCTGGTTTATAGTTAATAATAACACGTTGCATGTGCTTACGGATACCGGGATCACCAAAAGCCATATCAGGACTTTTGTATTTACCTTCTATAGTAGTTCCATCAAAAGTATTACCAGCTTCTTGTCTTTGTATAAATCCATTAACGTCACCATGTAATACAAAAACGTCACCCGCTATAATGTGAGTATCAGTACAGGTTGTTTGTAAGCCAAGTATTTCTGAAAACTCAAATGCTTCTTTTTTCAATACACATATAGCACCCTTTGAAAGAATAGCATTCTGACCATCTTTATTAAAAAATATTCTATACTGTGTCTTGTCTGGGATAACTACACTGTCAAAAGCTGCAGCGTCACTAATGTTTTCATCAAATACGGATTGAATATTTTTACTAATAGTACCAAGCTCTGTATCACCAATACGTGCAGTCGCAGCAACAGTACGCAATCCATCAGGACCAAGGAAGATTAAGTCACCTGCAAATTCTTGTACGGTAAAGCTATTAATGCAACCAATGTTTCTTGTTACAGGCTGTACAGCAAAGTCACTTAGTGATGATCCTGTAAGTTTAAATATTCTATTCTCACAAAAAATAAACAAACTGTCACGAAAGACTTTTAGTGCAACTACTGTATCATCAACTTTAATGCTACCTGCACCATCACTTGCATTAAAACCATCCTCATCAAAAGGCTCACTAAAAACTATCTCTTGTGGAGTAGTAGACTTACCTGCATAAAACATATGGTTTCTATATGCTGCTACAACAGTAGAACCTGCTACTGCACTTGCACTAACATCAGATGCAGTTATAGAGGTATTAAATATTACAGGGGCATTAGCCCCATCTACACAAATAAGTTTTTCATTGCCATCAAAGTTGTATCTTTCAAAGTGATACTTTGTTGCGTTAGTTCTACCTGTGTCTCTCTCTGTCCAAGCCTCAGATAATACATCACCTTTTATGTGTGCTGCAGCAGTAGTGCTTGAGGTTGCCCTAGTTACACCTGTAAAAGCTGTAGCTGATATACCTGTGTAAGTAAATATTTCTGAGTTAATTTGAATTGTACCACTAGAAGAAAAACCTGTAGTAGACTTTACTGTGATACTACCAGCACCTGTCATGCCTGTACTAGATGCAATAGCAATGTTTACTTCAGTAGAAGCAGCACTAAATATTTTCTCACCCCTAGCAGCTATTACTTTATCTGCAAAGTTTACAACCATTAAAGGTTTCTCAGAAGTATTACTTGTTGTAGGAATAGCTTGATTGACAAACTTACGGTAACCATCAATCCTACGATAACCACCTTGAATGTCAGGCTCAAAATTTAATAGCTCTGTAGCTTCTCCCGGTTGCATAATAAAACTAGAACGGTTAAGTATTAAACCGCCCTCACAGTTAAATGCTACTGGTTGTGTCTGTGAATTATCTGGCATTAACTAACACCTGCCATAAAGGCACTAGAGCCTCTTGACCTAACTATCATTGTAGACCTTACATAGTCATACTTGTTAATAAGTAAACTCTGCATGTTTTTAATACCCTGCTCAAACCTAGAAAAGTTTAATTGATATTGTTGCGTTTCACCCCTGTACTGATAAACAAAAGAAGTGGCTCCATCTATAATTACAGGAGCAAACCTCTCAGGAATAGTGGTTGTATCTCCATGAGCAGATAAATCAGAAGGAAAAGTATAATAATCAAATGTTAAAGTATACTCTTTATCAGGGAAAGGGTATATTAAATAGTTATTATCAGGTGTACGTACAATATTTCTAGGTACACCTCCGTTATCAAACTGTGCCACAAACACACCATCTGCATGTAGGGCAGCAGTAGTACTGTTTGCACCACGTGTACATCCTGTAAGATCATTGCCCGATATAGCTGTATAAGTAATTTGCTCACTACCAATATATATTGTCCCTGAAGCATCAAACCCTGTAGTAGAAGTGAGCGTCAAAGTTTCAACAGAACTAGAGTGAGAGCCATTTAAAGTAGTAGAGTTTATTTCATCTTCTTGATTAGCATATTCATTTTGTATGTATTCATTATAGTTTAAAATACCAAGATTGCTACCAGAGCAATCAAGTGTAGTACTTTTTTTAATTCTAACTGTGTTGTAGTCTACAGATTTAGTGCTTGTAGGCAAGGTATATCTAACTTTTCCCGGAACTAATGATTCTGTATTAGTAGCGTGATTAAAAGAATATCCAAACTCACGCTGGTTAATGTATCGTATTGCTTCATTAACTGCGTTCTTACATTGTATCTGTACACCCCTAGCACTTGTAAAGTTACTAGAAGTTAGCTCCACTTCGTTCATACGTGTAATAACGCTATTAGTTAAAGAAAGAAAAGTAAGAGCCATTATGTTTCCTTAATAAGCCTTTTATGCCCCAAGAGTTTTTAGTTGCATAAGTTTGATACACTAATGGGGCCAGCATATAGCCAGCCCCAAAGTATTTAGTTTTATTAAATGAGGTCACGTTGTGCAACAGCAGGTTCAGTCATTGCGGCTGAAACATCTGCAACTACTGCATATACCCGAAGGCGTCCAGTAGCAGGTGCTGCACCAGCAATAGTAACATCAATGGTATCTGCAGCAGCAACACAAGCTAGTGATGTAGCATGAAAGTCTGCATGAGGCGTTGAAGCTGCACCAGTACCAACAGTATTAGTATAGCCATTAGTACCTTTTGCAAGATACGTACCTGCAGCAGCCGTCAAGTCTGCCCCGTCAATAATGTCATCACCACCGCCAAAATCAATATCTGCAGTACAAGAAGCCGTGAAAGATTTCATGATTTCTGCACCAGCAGATAAGACAAATGATCCAGCAGGGATTTCCAAAAGTTGGAAAACATCACCGTTTGCGCCAGAGTATCCAGCAGTTACCATTGCGTCAATATCTAAGATTGCCTCAACAGTTCGTACAGTGTTACCAACATTGGTTGGGACAGCAAGAACATTTGCCCCAACGCCAGCGGTATCACTGGAAGTCATGTCATAAGTAGCCATAGTTTATTACTCCCTTAAGCTGCGTTATAACGGGCAGTAACGATTGCTTCAGGACGAAGAATCTTACGACCGTATAGATGCATACCACGAACAATGTCAGCAAAGCTGTCAGGGTCACGATATGTTTCTGTTTTGTTAATCTGCTCGGCAGTTGCTACAGCAGAATCATGACCAGCTACGATAACACCAAAGTTA